TTTTTCAAATCTTAACCAGTGTACAGATCCACCAAATATGAGACAAAAAGAAATTAGGGAATTGGTTGAAAAAAACGGGAATAAGTGGGCGAGAAACCTAGAGAAATGGGGCTTTGTAGATAAGCCCCTTATTTTTTGGTAAGAAATAATGGTTTGCGACAGATCTATCAAAATACCACTTTTTTGCCACTAAATATGCGACAGTTAAAAAATCATTCTAAAAGTTTTAAATTCGGTTTAAATGCGGTTTTAAATTTCGTGGGTGGTTTTGAATTACGCCACACAGTCCTGAATGCTAGCCTATGCTTTTGCACCATTCTGGATACCAATCCTCTGTTTTACGCCTAAACAGAAATTGATTTATACTGTATAGTGTAGTAAATAGATTTAACTTATTGATTATTTTGATTTTTCTCCTTTTTTCTTTGTTTTTTCTGTATACTTTAATCTTTCTTTTTCTGTGTACTCATTTAATCGCATATTTGCCATAGATAAATCACAGCTCATCTTAGATACATCTAAAATCATCTTTTTGCTTTTACTATCACTTCTTCTAAACCACATCAATAAAAGCGTTTCCTCTGTATTTAACAGCACATATGTATTGGCGTTTGGCGGTGTAATTGATACCCCAGAAACGTGATGAATAATTTCTTCGGGATCGATTTCATCTTCTTTTATGGGGATTGAATTCTGATCTAACATTTTTATTTTTTGGTGGATATCTTCATATCCAGTCAATATGTACTCAATATTAAGTTTTAAATTTGGGTGATTTAAGTCTGCTAACCTTAGGGCTTCTTCAGGGAATACACCTCTGCGCTTTCTTTCTGCAAAAGCAGTTTTCGACATTCCGAGAAATTCCGCGACATCTTTATCCATAGTAACGGATAGTTCAGTTTTTAACCTATTAAGTATATCTGTAAAATTTTTCATAAAAATCTCTTGACCTCCATTCGGTTCATATTTAATATGAACTCAGTAAATATTAATGAACTATATGATTTAATATTAAATCAGAAAGCTAATTTTAGTTCATAAAATATTAGTAGTCCACATATAAGGAGGTTTCTATGAAAAAAAGAAGTCGAGAAGAGGTTAAAGCTTGGTTTAAAGAGCAGAATATCACTCAAACTGAATGGGGGCGCAGAAACGGCTACAGCTCAAATGAAATTAGCCGAGTGCTAACAGGAAAATCAAAACTAAATTATGGTAGAGAAAGAGAAATCGCTATCAAATTGCAAATTCAATTATAAGATTAGGGGTTCATATGAATGAACTAAAAACATATTTTGCAACTAGGGAATTATTGGATTTGAAATTAGATTCTTTGCCTACAACAAAGAAAGCTGTATTAGATAAAGCCAAAAGAGAAAATTGGGCTTATCGCGCAAGATCAGGAAAAGGTGGTGGCTTAGAATACGAATTCGCCTCCCTCCCCCAAGAAGTGCAAGCGGAGATCATTTTAAAACAAGCACAAGCCAGCAAGCCGGTGGCGGTGGCAACGCCAAAAAGCCTTAATTATCTGCCGGATGTGATCTGGGCACCGTGGCAAACAGCGAACGAAAGGCAAAAAAGCGTAGCGCAATATCGTTTAACGATTGTGAAAGCGATTGCCACCTTAAAAGAAACCGGGCTAACCAGTCAAAAAGCGATTGCGTTGGTGGCGAATGAGTATAACGAATCAGCAGGCACGATTAAACGTTGGTTTTATGATGTGCAAGCGTTTGAACCGTCTGACTGGTTGCCGTTGCTGCTCGACAAGAAATACGCCAAACGCCGTCAAGGCGAAGCGGAATTTACAGAAGCGGCGTGGGAAGCCTTTAAGGCGGATTATCTACGCAATGAACAGCCCTCGTTTAACGTCTGTTATTACCGCTTACAACGTGCCGCACAAGAGCAAGGTTGGACTATTCCATCAAGCCAAACGGTAAAGCGCAAGCTAGAACGTGAAGTGCCATTAGCACAACAGATCTACTTACGCGAGGGCGAACACGCCTTAAGTCGCCTCTACCCTGCAATGCAACGCAGTGTGGCAGAAATTGAAGCGATGGAATGGATCAATGGTGATGGTTATCAACATAACGTTTTTGTCCGCTGGCATAACGGCGACATTGTGCGCCCGAAAACCTGGATTTGGCAAGACATTCGCACTCGCAAAATTTTAGCGTATCGCACTGACTTAAGCGAAAACAGCGACACCATTCGATTGAGTTTAATGGACGTGATCTACAAATACGGTATCCCTCGCAAGCTCACTATCGACAACACTCGTGCAGCTGCTAACAAATGGATGACTGGCGGTGTGAAAAACCGTTATCGCTTTAAAGTTAAAGAAGATGATGTGGTTGGGATTATTCCATTGTTAGGTATTGAGCTTTACTGGACATCTATCCAGTTTGGCAAGGGACACGGACAAGCGAAACCAATCGAACGTGCCTTTTCGCATGGTGGATTGGGCGAACTCGTGGATAAACACCCGACATTAGCAGGCTACCACGCAGGCGACAATATCTATAACAAGCCGGACAACTACAACGGTGGGAAAGACGGTGTCAGTTATGAAGATTTTATCCTTGCGCTAGAAGATGGTATCCGCGCTTTTAATGAACGCGAGGGGCGAGAAACTGAGATTTGTCAGGGCGTATATAGCTTTAATCAAGTGTTTGAGCGTGATTATGCCAACGCCCACATCCGCACGGCGAGTAGCGAACAGCTTCGCTTACTTATGTTGATGAGTGAAGCGGTCACTCTCAAAAAAGACGGCACCTTTGAGCTCAACTGTGGCGGCAAAGTGCATAACCGCAAAAACCGTTATCTCGCGACCGATCTGATTGCCTCTAATCATAAGAAAGTGATCGTCAAATTTGATCCGCGCGACCTCCACGGCACTGTCCACGTTTACAGCTTAACAGGTGCTTATTTAGCTGAAGCAATATGTACCGAAAAAGTAGCGTTTGGCGATAAAGCAGCAGGCCGTGAACACGATAAAGCACGCAAGCAGTTTGTTAAACACAACAAAGCCGCAGCCAAAGCGCAGCAAACAATGGATGCACAAGAAGCCGCACGCTATCAACCGGAATTTGAAGAGGAAGAGCTGCTCGAGCCGAAGATTATTGAAATGATCCAACGCCAAGGCAACACCGTGCGCAAAGTTGAGGTGATTGTGGATGATGAAGTGGACGAGTTTGAAGAAGCAAGAAACCGCACGTTGCGAGAAATGGCTCTCGCTAAAGGGTTAAAAAGTAATATCTAAGGAGTGAATGATGAACGCAATTATTGAACAGATTAAACCGCTAATTGAAAACGGGCAAATTAGGCAACGTGAATTAGCACAGCAGGCAGGTATATCAACAGCATCGTTAAGCACTTATCTGAAAGGAAGTTATGCGGGTAACGTGAGTAATATTACACAAGCTCTACAAAACTGGCTAGATACTCAAGCTAAGAAAACCACCGTATTTGTTGAAGCGCCTCACTTTATTGAAATTCCAACCGCGAAAAAAGTCTTCGCAGCATTAGATATGGCAAAAATCCTACCAACGATGGTAACTGTTTATGGGGCAAGCGGTGTTGGAAAAACTAAAGCCTGTCAAGAGTATAAAAAGTTAAACAAAAATGTCTGGCTAATCACCGCTAGTCCAGCTAGAGCAACCATAAGTGCAATCTTATATGAATTAGCACTAGAGCTAGGTATTAATGACGCCCCTCGTCGCAAAGATCGCCTAAGCCGAATGATCACCAAAAAACTGACTGGTACACAAGGATTGGTGATTATTGATGAAAGCGATCATCTACCTTATGACGCGCTCGAAGAAATTCGCATTATCCAAGAAGAAGCGGAAGTTGGGTTTGCGTTAATTGGTAATGACAAAGTTTACACCCGCATTCAGGGTGGGGTAAACCAAGCGCACGAGTATGCTCGCCTCTGGTCAAGAATTGGTAACCATTGCGGCTTAAAAGCTAGCACCAAAGGCGATATTAAAGCGATAGCGAGCGCATGGGGCTTGGATATAAACGATAAAGATTTGATGACCGTGCTATTTGATATTGGCGGAAAAGCGGGTGGATTGCGTGCATTAACCCAGTATTTACGCCTTGCAGGTATGGCAGCCAAGGGACAAGGCACAGCAATGACATTAGACCTTATTTTACAAGCAAAACAACAAATGACAGGGGGCGCGCAATGAAAAGATTAATGATGATCGGGTTGGCGGTGTTACTTACCGCCTGCCAACAAGAACCAAAAGAGCCGGAATGTGATCAAGTATGTTGGCAACAACAAGCCAACGAAGAATGGAAAAAGGAACACGGCGAATTTCAAACGCCGCTTAGCTCAGAACACGAACAAGAGATTTACGAATGGCTAAAGGAACACTATCCCGACACCGATTTTAATAACCACACCCTTGAACTAACAGGAGAAGATGATGAGTAAAGTAACCATTGACGGCAAAACCTACTGGCAAGACGCAAAAGGCAACCTCACGCCCGAAGAGCTGGTGAAAGAGATTGACAAAGAACGCGATGCACTGGTGCAAGAATGGGTAGAGAAAGCCAAAGCATTAAACGCTGAAATTAGCCGTTTTAAAGGCGGCGTGTTTGGCGATATCCAAGCCTTTGTCGAACTTTCCGCCGAAAAATACGGTGCAAAATTGGGCGGTAACAAAGGCAATGTTACGCTCTATAGCTATGACGGCAAATACAAAATCCAGCGTGCGATTAATGACCATTTGCAATTCGATGAACGTATTCAAGCGGCAAAAATGCTGATTGATGAGTGTTTAAATGAATGGTCAGAAGGCTCACGTCCTGAACTTAAAGCTTTGATTGAACGTGCATTTAACGTTGATAAGGAGGGTAATCTTAATACTAGCCGCATTTTAGGCTTACGCCGTGTGGATATTCAAGATCCGCGCTGGCTCAATGCAATGCAAGCGATTAGTGAGAGTGTGCAAGTGGTCAACTCCAAAGCCTATGTGCGAGTTTACGAGCGCGTTGGTGATAGCGACCAATATCAACCAATTAGTTTAGATGTGGCGGGGGTGTAGCGATGAGTTTTATTTGTATTAAAGATGATAGCAAAAAAGCTGTGTGGCTTAGAAAAGAAGATATCGTTTCAATGGCTTGGGATAAGGGACGTGAAGAGCTAATCATTCTAAGAGAGGGTCTCGATGAAAATAATGAGTATGACGAATGGGTATTTGAGCACTTTACTCAACAGGAATATGCGAAATTAATTCAGCAGCTTTAAAACCCTTTTCAACACGCTTTAAAACAGATTTAAGGCGTGTTTATAAAGTGTTTTAACTATCAAAACAGGAGCAAAAAATGAAAAACCAAGCCTACTATGACTACGCCGAACAAGCGGCGGAGCTGGAGAAAAAACAGCAATACCACGATGCCGCACTGCATTGGCAACTTGCCTCCGGCAAAGCGAAAAAAGAGATTAATTGCGAATATGCCACTGAACGCAGCAAATTTTGCAACAGAATGGCAGTGAGACCATTTAGTCGAGGTGAATGATGAAAATTAACCAACAACGTAAAGAGAAAGGATTTGAATACTTAAATGATGTACGAAATTTGATGGAACTTATCAATGAACACGCCGCCGATAATGAGTTTGATGATGTGGTTTATCTGTTACGTAAAGCAAGAGAAACACTGATTGAAGCCGAAGTGAATTTTAAATTTGTGCATTTTGTTTAGGAGAAAAAGATATGAAAAACAGTGATTTTATTAAAATGACCACATTGGGGGTATATAGCATTGCATTTCCTGTAGAGAATATTCGTCAAACATTGGACGAGGCAGTGTTAGATGATTGCCAAAATGTAAAGTATGAAATTTTAAAAAATCCGATGACAGGTAAGAAAATCCACGAATTAGATGATGGTATATTCTTTTCAATTCGAGCGGAATTCAAACAGGTTACACCAGCCTTACTGGCAACTAAATCCTATGAAATTAAACTGCGTGACGAGAATACATCAGAAGGTGATGTTGAATTGCTGGCATTGAGTGAATTGTATCAGCTATTACCACCATCATCCGAAATTTATAACGTTTTTTACGACACAAGTACGCAATTGTTGATGATGAATAACAATAGTAAACGTGCCAAATTAGCATTAAGTCAGCTTGTTAAAGTGTTTGGCTCAATTGGAGTGAATTTAATCGAACAGCTCGACGCTTAAATGGTGATGAAGCAGCTAAAAGTTGGATTTTTCAAGAATATATTAATCAGCAATTCGAAGCACTACGACGAATAATGAAATACACCATTTTAGAATTTACCGAAGGAACGAAATTGGAAGAATTTTTATAAAACTAAAGCTTATTTAAACGCCTTTTAACCTTAGGTTGAGAGGCGTTACTAATGGGCTTTAACGAGGAAACGATAATGCAATACACCAAACCAAAACTGATTCAATTAATTCATATTGCCAAGCATAAGCTCGGCATTGATGAAGACACCTACCGAATGATTTTGCAAAACGAAACCGGTAAAAACAGCTGTAAAACGATGAGCATTAATGAGTTAATGCAAGTCTACGACCATTTTGAAAAAGCTGGTTTTAAACGCACCGCCAAGCGTCAGCACTCACCGGCAAGCCAAAAAGCAAAAGTAAAACATAATATTGCGTTAAAAATCCGTGCGGTTTGGATTGAGATGCACAAACAGGGCGTGATTAGAGATGGTTCGGAAGATGCATTAAACAGTTTTGTGCGTAATGTTGTTAATCCTATCTTACAACAACAAGATAGACCACTTGTGCTAAACGTACAAAGTTTAGATTACAAATTTGGTACAATCGTACTTGAACGTCTGAAAAAATGGCAACAACGCACACAAAAAGAGGTGAAATAATGAAACTTTGCCGTTGCCCGATTTGCCATTCTGATATTCACCTTGATCAGCTGTTAGAAGATGAGGCTGGGCGTGAGCTTTTAACCTTGATCACCAAATGCAACAGCGAAGTCGCACGCCCATTAGTAGCGTATATCAGCTTGTTTCGACCAGAGAAAAGCCAACTCTCCAATAGCCGTGCGGTCAAGCTCATTAACGAAGTGCTTGAGCTATTTCCATCATCACTTTTACTTGCTCACGCATTGAGTGAAACGGTGCGAGCAGTACAAGAAAAACGCCGTAACAACCAAAATCGGGCAGCATTAACCAACCATAATTACCTAAAACAAGTTTATAACACGAACGCCCCGAAATTTGTCAGTGTAACCGCACCAGCACAAGAAAACTCGCCACAACAAGCACAAGCTCAACAGCAACAAAGCGACAGAATGAACAGCATTTTAGTGGTAGATCAACTACACAAATTCGGGCAACCGATCAAACACCTCAAAGCCTACCCAGAATGGCTGGCGTGGAAACATCAACAGGAGGTATTGAATGGAAAATAACAACACTACGTTTGAAGAAAAAGCCCCCGAAATCCTGCTGGATTTGGCAGAACACGCAAAAAAACTGCTAATGGAAAAGGGTTATTTTACCGAAGATAAAGCCAAACAAATCGGCGTGGAGTTGGCACAATGCATTGCCGAAAACTGGGGCGGCGAGGTGATTTATATCCCGAAAGCGTTGCTAATTACCCTCTGTGAACGAGATTTAGCCATCTGGAACGAATTTAACGGCAGTAATCACCGTGAATTATCTAGAAAGTATGGAGTATCTATGCAATGGGTTTATCAAATCGTTAAACGGATGCAAAAAGAGGAAATTGACCGTCATCAGATGGATATGTTTAAGTAAAAAAAGTCTTTAAACCCCTTTAAAATCATTATCTGCACTAATGTTTTAAACTCTCTTTAAACCAAGTTTAAAGGGAGTTTTTTTATGTCATTACCCATCTTAAAAATCGTCATCCACTGTTCTGCCACCCAAAACGGCAAGCCGTTACGCAACAAAACCGAAACTGCCGCACAGGTGATTGACCGTTGGCACGCAAAACGTGGCTTTAAGCGTCAATCGTGGGCATATCGCACCTTTAATCCGCATCTACAACACGTTGGCTATCACTACATTATCGACACTGACGGCACGGTCGAAACCGGTCGCAAAATCGGTGAAACAGGTGCGCACGTTAAAGGGCATAATCAAAACAGTGTTGGTATCTGTCTGGTCGGCGGTATCAGCATTGACGGCAAAAATTTTGGTCGTTACACGGCTAAGCAGTGGCAAGCATTGCATCGCTTGTTACGAGAATTAGAAAGTCAACATCCAAGCGCAAAAATCTATGGACACCGCGATTTATCGCCTGACCTAAACGGCGACGGCACTATTACACCAAACGAATGGCTGAAAGATTGCCCATGCTTTGATGTGATGTGGCTCGACAGCGGTGAGGTGATTAACACCGACCATTTGTTTAATGAGTAAGGAGAAAAAATGAGCGCAATAACCATTATTGTTACCACCCTAATTATAGGTTGCTGTTTTAAAGTTGGCGAGGCAATCGGTGCATGTATTGGCGACCAAATCAAATATTACTATGTGCTTTGGCGAGATAAGCGAGGAACAAAATGAGTAAACGAGTAAAAAATACTACTGTGCCAAAAAATAAGTCGCATGGATATGGTAAACCATCGGTGGGAAAACTAAGCAAATTGGCGCAACAAAGTAAAAAGAATAATGGCGGTCTAACCAAAGCACGCCTGCTGTTGTTGGAGCTAATGCAATGAAGCTAACGGAATTAATTACTAATGATAACGGCCGCTTATCAACCACTGCCTTTATCCAGTTTTTCGGGGCGTTGTTGATGGCAGGGATTTTAACCTATTGCGTCTATCTAGACCGTAGCTACACCCCCGAACTCTTTATGACGTTTGCCCTATTTTGTGGCGGCGGTGTGGCGACAAAAGGCTTTGCAAATGCGCTTAATAAAGGAGACAAACAATGACATTAAGTGCTTATATCTGGCTAACCATCATCGCCTTGCTCGGCGCGCTGTTTGCGTTTTTGTGGCTAAAAGTGGCGCAAGCGAAAAAGCAAATCGCCACCCACCAGCAAATCGCTGAACAACTTAAACGGCAACAGGCGGCGGCACAAGCACAAATTAGCAATTATCGGGAGAAAAACAAAAATGAAGAAAACAGTCGTAGCGTTAGCCGTGATGATGTTATTACCCGCTTGCAGCAAGCCGGCGATTTACGTGACGAATAGTAGTTGTGCAGGCTTTAGCGTGATTAAAGCAAGTCGCAATGACACAACAGAAACCTTACGTCAAATATGGGTGCATAACCAAACCTATCGGGCAATTTGTCACAAGGAGGTAGGCAATGAGCGAAATCCTTGATGTCGTGCAAAAACATTGGGGCATTATTTTATCGGTAGCAGGCTTTGTTGGCTTTATTGTTAGGCTAACAATGGATAGCAAATATATCAAACGTGAAGAAATGCACAGCCTGAAACAGACCGTCAGCCACAACGAACACCGCTTGGACGCATTGGAAACCAAAGTGCAGGATTTGCCGACCACAAGCGACCTTGCCGAAATCAAAATCTTAATGGCAAAGCTGGACGGCAAAAGCGACAAAATCGCAACAAAGGTTGAAGGGTTAAGCCATCAAGTACAACTGTTGATAGAAAAAGAGGTAAAGAATGGATAAATATAATATTTTTGCACAAGACCAACGTTTAGTAATTTTACGCTCTTTAGTGGAAGCGAATAACGATGCTAACGAAAGCATCTTACAAGATTGCTTAGATTTATACGGTCATCGAATCAGTCGCGACCAAGTACGTTCACATCTGCTTTGGCTGAAAGAACAAGGTTTAATTGATCTTAAAGATGTCGCCGGCTGTTATGTCGCTTATTTGACGGCTCGCGGGCTGGAGGTGGCACAAGGTCGCACCGAAGTGTATGGTGTCAAAAAGCCGCTGTTACGCTAATTTAAACCGAGTTTGATCAGTGCTTAAAGGAGGTTTAAATGAGTGATAAAAAAACACGGGGACGTGCCAGTAAAGTGGATTTATTGCCGCCTCATATCCGTCAAGAATTGTTATTGCGTTTGCGCGATAAATCGCACAGTCAGCAAGACATCCTCGAATACATTAACAGCCTGATTGACGAGGCAGGGCTCAGTGCAGAAATGAAATTAAGCCGCACTGGTTTAAATCGCTATGCCTCGCGTATGGAAGAATTTGGGGCAAAAATTCGGGCAAGTCGACAAATGGCGGAAGTGTGGACAAAGCAGCTTGGCGAAATGCCCGATAGCGACGTCGGTAAATTATTGCTTGAGTTTGTTAAAACGCTTGCCTTTGAAACATCAATGAGTATGAGCGAATCGGGAAAAGAAATCAGTCCGAAAGTATTAGGGCAATTAGCGTTAGTTGCGCAACGCATTGAGCAAGCACAGTCAGTCAACTATAAACGCGAAAAAGAAATCCGTGAAGATGTGATTGCACAAGCCGCCAAAGCGGTCGAAGAAGCCGGTAAACAATCCGGAATGGCGATTGCCGACGTGGAAAAAATGATGAGAGCGGTTTATGGCATTAGCGACTAACACCCTATTGTATGGCTATCAACAGCGTTGGCTACAGGATAACAGCCGTTTTAAAGTAGCAATGTTTGCCCGTCAGACCGGCAAAACCTTTACCACTACACTAGAAATTGTGTTGGATTGTCTGGCAGCGGAAGCACGAGGCGAAAAGACTCGCTGGGTGATTTTGTCGCGTGGAGAACGCCAAGCGAAGGAAGCGATTAACGAGGGCGTAAAGCGTCATCTTGAGGCAGTCGGGGTGGCGTGTGAAATTGCCGAAGTGCCGTTTAGCCCGACGATTAATGCGTTAGAGGTGATTTTCCCAAATGGCTCAAAAATTACTGCTCTACCAGCAAATCCGGACACCGCACGTGGTTTTAGTGCCAATGTCTTTTTAGATGAGTTTGCCTTTCATCAAGACAGTCGTGAGATTTGGAAAGCTTTGTTTCCGGTAATCTCCGCCGGTTGGAAATTGCGAGTAGTTTCCACGCCCAACGGCAAAGGCAATAAATTTTATGAGTTGATGACTGACCTTGACAATACCGAATGGTCGCGACATACGGTCGATATTTATCAAGCGGTCGCCGATGGGCTGCCACGTGATATTGAACAGCTACGTAAAGGCTTAAATGATGAAGAGGCGTGGGCACAGGAATTTGAACTGAAATGGTTGGATGAAGCCTCCAGCTGGCTCAGTTATGACTTAATCGACAGCGTCGAACACCCTTTGGCAGGTTTGCCTGAACATTACACCGGTAACCCGTGCTTTATTGGGATGGATATTGCTGTACGTAGCAACTTAACGGTGATTTGGGTGCTAGAACTGGTTGGTGATGTTTATTGGACGCGGGAAATTGTGACGCTAAAACGTGTTACTTTGCGTGAACAATTAGCTGAGCTGGATCGTGTAATGCACCAATACAACGTCATTGCTTGTAACCTCGACCAAACAGGGATGGGTGAAAAAATGGTGGAAGATGCCCAATATCAACACGGCAAGCAACGGGTGCAAGGGGTGTTGTTTAATGTGGCAAGCAAACTCAATATGGCAACCATTGGCAAAAATGCGTTTGAAGATCACAAAATCCGCATTCCGCAAGGCGACAGCGCCTTACGCGAAGATTTGCATAAGCTCAAAAAAGTCACAGGTTCAACGGGGCAACCTCGCTTTGTGGCGGAAAACGACAGCGGCGGCCACGCCGACCGCACGTGGGCGTGTTTTTTGGCGTTGCTTGCGGCGAAAGAGGCGGTATTAACGCCAGTAATGGCGTCAAGCCGTAAACCACGGCAAAGTGTTCAACTAACGAAGGGGTATGAATAATGCGTTATGTATTTGCATCATTATGTGTGATAGGTGGCTGTGCATTGCTATGGCTTGGCTTAGATGGATGGGGCTGGTTATTTTTATTTGCATTTTTAACTGCGTGCTAGGAGTAACGGCAGATGAATAAAAAACAAGACATGATCAATGTGATTGCGACACGCGCACAAGCGATAGATTATTACGCAATCGGACATTATCTCCCCAATCCTGATCCCGTGCTGAAAAAAATGGGGCGTGATATTAGCGCTTATCGCGAAGTGTTAGCAGATAGTCATGTTGCCGGTTGCGTCCGTCGCCGTAAGGCAGCGGTGAAAGGCTTAGAGTGGCGAATCACGCCAACCGGACGTGAAGACGTTGATGAGCAACTTGAAGCGATTTTTGATGAACTGCCACTGAATCAAATTATGTCACAAATTTTAAATGCGACGTTGTTTGGGTATCAAGCACTAGAAATTTTGTGGGTTTACGAAGATGGGATTTGGAAGCCGTTGGATATTCAAGGTAAACCGCCGGAATGGTTTGTGTTTGATGAGGATAATCAGCTAAAACTGCGCACCAAAGACCATTATTTTGATGGTATTGCGTTACCTGAAAAGAAATTTTTACTTGCTACCCAAGAGGCAACCTACGAAAATCCTTACGGACAAGGCGATTTGTCAAAATGTTTTTGGGCAGCAACCTTTAAAAAAGGCGGCTTTAAATTTTGGCTGGAGTTTACCGAAAAATACGGCTCACCGTGGTTAGTCGGTAAACATCCACGCACTTCTACCCCGACTGAAACCGAAGATTTATTAGACAGTTTAGAGCAAATGCTTGGCACCGCCGTGGCGGCTATTCCGGACGACAGCTCAATTAATTTATTGGAAAGTGCCAGCAAAGGCGGCAGCTCACAAGTGTTTGATGACTTTTTGCGTTACTGTAAATCAGAAATCAGTGTTGCCATTTTAGGGCAAGACCAAACCACCGAAGCCGACAGTAATCGTGCCAGTGCCACTGCCGGACTGGAAGTGTTGGAAGATATTCGCGATGATGATGCTCGCTTAGTTGAAAGCGTGTTTAATCAGCTTTTAAGCTGGCTTTGTGAACTTAATTTTAACGTAGATCAGTTACCGAAGTTTGAGCTGTTTGAACAGGAAAGCGTGGATAAATTGCAGGCAGAACGGGACGAAATTTTATCACGTGTTGGTGTGAAGTTTACTCAGCAATATCTGCAGCGCACTTACAACTTTGAAGACGGGGATATTGAATTAGCGCAGTCTGACAATGCAGTTAATAAACAAGTAGAATTTGCTGAACCAGAAATGCCAAAAAATATCGCCGATGGCATTGTCGAACAGCTCGAAGTGGAGGGTGAGCCTTATGTCGAAAGCTGGTTGCAACAGGTGCAGGACAAGCTCTCACAAGCGGAGAGTTTGGAAGATTTTCGTAACCAACTTGATAGCCTTATTCCGGAGCTGACCTTTGCCGAATATGCTAAAGTAATGGCGTGGGCAAGTACCACCGCTGAATTGGCTGGACGTTATAGCGTGGCGGAGGAAGTGAAAAAATGACGGTACAAAGTGGCTTTAGCTTTAAAGAACAAGTCCGCTATTTTGAGAAGAAGCTCAATCTGCCGACCAACAGCTATTTAGACGTGTTAGGCGAAGAACACGACTACTTTTTTATGGTGGCAGGAGCCAATCGCAATGAAGTGTTATTGGCTTTCCGGCAGGCGGTGGACGAAGCGATTGAACGAGGCGAAACCCTTGAGGGATTTCGTAAGCGCTTTGATGAGATTGTCGCCAAAACCGGTTGGCAGTATAAGGGTGGGCGCAATTGGCGTACGCGGATTATTTACGATACGAATGTTTATGCGGCATATAACCGCGGACGATTGCAACAGCATTTAGATCTTGCTGATGTGATGCCCTATTGGGAATATCAACATAATGATAATGCTCACCCACGACCGTTTCACGTGCAATTAGACGGCACGATTAGACCGGCAAACGACCCGTTCTGGCGTTACTACTACCCGATTAAAGCCTACGGTTGCCACTGTACTGTGATTGCGCACGATGATGACGATTTAAAAACCGCAGGAAAATCGCTATCGCCGCCCGTGCAAATCGAATTTGAAGATAAGTTGGTTGGTGTGCGTAGCGGCAACCCACGAAGCGTGAATGTACCAAAAGGTTATGATGTCGGTTTTACACCGCATAATTTTGACAATCTCAAAGCAGGACGCACGCAAAATATTGATAGCTTATTAATGCAAAAACTCACCACCGCCGAACCACGCTTTGCGGCATTGCTGTTAAATGATGTCATTGCTAAACGTCCTCAAGCCGTTGCCATGCTGAATACAGCAATGGCGGAGATGGTTGACACTGTTGCCAAAGAGAAACTGGCTCGGGGACAAATGAAGTATGTGGGCGTGCTATCTGATGATGTTTTGACTAAATTAGATGTGCTAGACAAAGCCCCACAAAGTGCGGTGATTGCGGTGCGTGATCAAGATATATTACACGCCTTACGAGATAACAAACAAGCGAAAGGTATTAACTTACCTGTTGAGTTTTGGAAACAGCTGCCTGAAAAGCTACGCAATCCTAAAGCGATTTTGCTCGAAAGCCAACAGAAGCAACCGACCTTAGTGTTTGTGTATGACACGGAACAAGGTAAGGTGGCAGTCAAAATGGATTATGACATTCAACATCGCGATCAACTGACGCAGAAAAAACAACGGGTAAAAGTGAATATGGTGAGAACGGCAAGTGTGATTGCTGATAAACGTCAATGGGAAAGCTTAAAAGGGTTTGAGGTTTTATGGGGAAACTTAGATTAATAGCCACAGTTTGCCTGATTCGAACAGGATAATACGGTAGTTGCCTAGCGTAACCTTTCCAGTAGGAAACCCCTGTGGCTAGCTAAACTATACCCCTAACTTATTTTTTAATCAATAGGAGAATAAAAATGACTGAAATCGAAGAAAGAAAAAAAGCCTTAGAGTTGCTGCCACATTTCCAAGGCTTAACGATTAACGAAGTGAATGCCGTATTACATTGGATAACTGCCTACATTCACGATTATCAAAAATTTGAGATTAGTAGTGCTCTTCAATCTCATCAAGCAGCGCTAAAATATGATCTCGTTTCTGAATAATCTCAATCACTGCCTCACGGTAACAGGGGCTTGTTGTGCTAATGCCTTGAGCTTTTTTCTCTGCTTTAATGGCTTTAGCCAATGTCGCAACCTGTGCCACAAAGATATTTTTAAGTAGATAGCTATCATAGGTATCATTTTTCATAATAAATTTCCTTTTGTTAGCGTGGCAACATTACCACGCTCTCTTTTTTAATTGAATTTGTGAGGTTGTACAATGATCAAAATTACCCTTGATGACCACGCCAGTAATGAATTAAGGCAAATAGTCATTCAGTTACAACACCCTAAAAAACTCTATGGCGTACTCGGTGAAACACTAAAAAAAATCCACAAAGAACGCTTTAAGCAAGAAGTGGCTCCAGACGGCAAAAAGTGGCAAGCCCTTTCGCCTATTACCCGTCAAATTAAGGGCAATAATCGCATCTTAAAGCAAGATGGCTACCTGTCGCAGAAAACCGCATACAACTACGATGAGCATCACGTGGAGTTTGGTAGCGATGCTAAATATGCTCGTCTACATCAGTTTGGTGGTAAGATTGTGCCGAAAAATGCTAAACGACTTCGCTTTGGTGAAAGCAAGATTTTTGCTAAAAAAGCGGATATTCCTGCTCGTCCGTGGTTGGGTGTGAATGATCAGGATAAACAACAATTATTGAATAAAGCGACCGCATTGTTACAACGACAGTTATCGCAAATTAAGTAATTATCCGCTTTTTCCCGATAATTTAAAATTCATCATAAAACGCACGCTGTGGCGTTTTTCTCTTTCGGTAATATGATTTATCATCTGAAAAAATTTAAACGCACCCTGAAAGATTTAAACGGCATTTAAACGATATTAAAAATCTATTCTGCCGTTATTTTCCTTTTTTTCTTTCTCACTTTCCCATCTAAAATCTTTAAAGGGCTTTAAAATCAATTTATATGCCCAATCGCTACACTAGCGTCATCAATTCAAGGAGACGCTATGGAACTTATCGAAATCTTTCGTGCCGGCACCAGACAAGATGCCAACGGCAATACCGTTACCATTACTGCCGATGATTTAAAAACCATCGCCGCCAATTACAGCACACAGTACCACGAAGCGCCGATAGTGATCGGGCACCCGAAACACGACAATCCGGCTTATGGTTGGATTAAGGGCTTAGTGGCAGAGGGCGAAGTGTTGAAAGCCGAACCGCAACAGGTCGACAGTGAATTTGCCGAGCTGGTGCGTGAGGGCAAGTTTAAAAAAATCTCTGCCGCTTTTTACTTGCCAAATTCTGCTAACAACCCGAAACCGGACGGTTTTTATTTACGCCACGTCGGTTTTTTGGGGGCGATGCCGCCGGCGGTGAAAGGCTTAAAAGACCCCGTTTTTGCCGACAGTGATACTGAATTTGTTGAGTTTAGCGACTGGACAAATGCCACGCTATGGCAACGGTTGCGCGATTTTTTTATTGATAAGTTTGGCTTAGATGATGCTGACCGTGTTTTGCCAGCATGGCAAGTGCAAAGTTTGCAAGAAGAGGCAGCACGCGAAGACTTAAAGCAAACCTATGAAACACCACCCTCACCTATTTTTAATGAGCCCGATGATAAACCAGAAGGAGGAACTATGTCGGAACAAGAAAAGCAACGTCTTGCAGCCCTTGAAGCTGAAAATGCACAGCTAAAAGCTGCGCAAGCCCAAGCACAGCGCGAAAAAATGCACGCAGAAAATGCGGTATTTGCAGAAAGTTTGGTTGCGGAAGGCAAGCTCTCGCCGAAACAGAAAGAGGCTGCGCTCGCATTGCTAAATACAGAGCATGACAGTACTGAATTTTCGGAAGATGACTTTAAACAGCGTTTAAAAGCGTTTTTAACTGAACTGCCGAAATCGGTTGAGTTTGCGGAAGTGGCGACCAAAGACAAAGTCGCTGAACCAAAAGATGACAGCGTGGAATACGCCGAAGGGACTGACCCTGCCTCAATCGAGATGGATAAACAAGTCCGTGCTTATATGAAAGAACATAGCGTCGGTTATGTTGAGGCGTTTAACGCAATTAACCAATAATTAACTAAAAGGAGACAATTAATGGCTGCACACAATTTAGCAAAATTACGTGTTCAAGACCCCGTATTAACCCAGTTGGCACAAGGTTATTACAACAACGAGTTGATTGGCGAAACGCTTATGCCGGTAGTCGAAATTGACAAAGAAGCAGGCAAAATTCCGACGTTCGGACGCTTGGCGTTCCGCTTACCAAGCACAGTGCGCAACTTGCGTGGTGCCTCAAACCGCTTAGAGCCGGAAGATATTGGCTCAATTGATGTCGCACTCGAAGAACACGATGTTGAATATGCAATTGACTATCGTGAAGAAAACGAGGCAATTTTTAGCTTACGTCAATTCGCGCTCAACACAACGCAAGATGTCATTGCCTTAGGGCGTGAAAAAGAGATTGCTGATATCGCACAAAACGAAGCCAATTATGACAGCACTAACAAAATTGTGCTGTCTGGCGAATCACAATTTAGCCACGCCAATTCAGATCCGTTTACGGTCTTTGATATGGCAAAACGTGCCATTAAACGTTCTATCGGTCGTAAAGCCAATGTTTGCATTATCGCCGGTGATGTGTGGCAGGTGTTAAAAGAGCATCCGAAAGTGATTGAAAAAATCAAACATGTGCAAACTGGCATTATCACACCAGAGATTTTTGCTAAGTTGATTGATGTCGATACGGTCAAAATTGGCGAGGCGGTGTATGAAGAATCCAGCACGTTAAAAGATATTTGGACCGATACGATCGTGCTGGCGTATGTCGCGCCACGTTCTACCGAGAAAAAAGGCACGGTTTATGAACCAAGTTACGCTTATACCGTACGTCGCAAAGGTGGCTTGTTTGTTGACCGTTACGTCGAAAACGGCGGCAAATTGGAAGTGGTGCGTACCACCGACATTCACAAACCGCACTTGGTTGGTAAGCCTGCCGGCTATCTGATTAAAGACTGCTTAGCTTAGGAGGTTGGAATGGCACGTACGACCAAACAAACAGAAGCCGTATTAACCGCAGTGGTTGCTCACACTGCCATTTTACATAACGGCAAGCGCTATGACGTAGGCGAGGAAATCTCGCTCACTGAAGCGGAATATCATCGTTTAGCTGTGTATGTCACGCTAAAAGATGCGAAAGCACTCGAAAAAGCAAAAGCGGAAGCAGAAGCCATCGCACAAGCGTTAGTAGAACAAGCCAAGGCGGAAGCAGAGGCAAACGCGAAGGAAGCGGAAGCAACTGAAAAAACAGATAAAAAGGAAAAATAATGTATATCACGGCAGAAATGTTAGTAGCAGCGTTTAGTCGCAATATCTTAGTCCAACTAAGTAATGATGACAGTCGAGCGACAGAGATTGCCTTACCTGTTATTCATACTGCGATTCAAGTGGCTAGTGAACGCATTGATGCCGCCTTACGTTCTCGTTATCCATTACCGTTGTCGGAAACCCCAACGGTCATTAGTCAGCATTGCTTATCATTGGCTCGTTATTGGCTTTATGCTCGTCGTCCAGAAATGAAAATGCCTGAAACGGTCAAGGAAACTTACCATCAGGCAATTAAAGAGTTAGAGCAGATTGCCACGGGGAAACTGCATCTTGGGGTAACAACGCTAGATGAGACGCGTGTTGATGACTTATTGCCTGATAGCGGTGAGTTTAAAGTGCGTGCGGCAAGCAAATTCAATACGGACGGTTACTGATGTCAGCAACGTTACCGATTTTAACCGCAATACAGCAACATTTGTCAGAAGCGTTACCTGATTGGCAAGTTGAGCTTATGCCGGATAACCCAAGTGATTATTATCTGGCGCACCCTAATGGCGTAGTGTTGATTGGTTATGTCGGCTCGACATTTGGCAAATTGCGTGCCTCTGACATTATCAGTCAATCTCGCACGGTACGTATTATGCTCACCGTAATCAGTCGTAACTTGCATAACGATAACGGGGCGTTGTTGCTGCTAGACCAGCTCAGGCGATTAATGGTGGGCTTTCAGCCGCCAAATTGTACTGAATGCTATTTAATCAGTGAACAATTTGACAGTGAAGAAAGCGGTGTTTGGCAATATCAGTTGGTGCTGCAAGTCGACACAGTACAAGTGCAACAAACAAAAACACAAGATTTACAAAAATTGGTCGAAGTGATTACTCGTCGCAATGGGCAACCGCTCGACCCAAGACTCACAAAAAAGGAGACAACTTAATATGGCTTATCATCACGGTTCAGAAACCATTCGCGAAAATGGTGGTAGTGTTCCCGTTAGTCAGGTGGACGGGGCGATTGTCGGGATTGTCGGCACTGCACCCGTTGGCGAGGTAAATGCCCTCAAACTCTGTATCACGAAAAAAGACTTTGCTCAATTCGGTAATATCTTAGACCGAGGCTATTCACTTTGTGATGCGTTGGATATATTAAGTCGTTATGCAGCAGGGCAAGTGTATGTGATCAATGTGTTAGATCCAACTAAGCATAGTACATTAGTGACGGATGAAGTATTGGTGCTGGATAAAAATACATTAACCGCAACAACAGCCCAAGCAGGCTTAATTAACTTAACCATCAAAGCCAGCGGAGACGTGTTAGTTGCCGGTACGGACTACAACGCAGATATGCTGACCGGAGAAATTCGTTTTACTGTCAATAAAACCAATGTCACAGCAACTTACAGCTATGCCGACCCAACCAAAGTCACCGAAGCGGATTTACGCGGTGGAGTTGATACACGCACTGGCGAGCGGACGGGCTTTGAGATGTTACGTGCTGGGTTTAACTTATTCGGTACAGATGCGAAGATTTTAATCTGTCCACAATATGATGCGACAGCAACCATGACGGCATCGCTTGAAACACTCGCAAGTCAATTAAATGCAGTAGCGTATGTGCAGGCACCACAAGGCACCACCTTTGCTCAAGCAATTGCCGGACGTGGCCCAGAAGGGACAATTAACTTTAAAACCAGTTCTGACCGCACTGAACTCTTTTATCCGCACGTCATTGGCGAACGTAACACATTAGAGAGTTTAGCCACACACGCGGCAGGCTTACGAATGCTCACCGATGTGGAGCAGGGTTATTGGTACAGTATCTCTAACCGTCAATTAAAAGGCGTTATCGGGGCAGAAGTCCCACTCACTGCACGCATTGATGACAAGCAAAGTGAAACGAATCGCTTAAATGCGGTCGGTATTACTACCGTATTTAATAGTTTTGGTACGGGTTTTAGAATGTGGGGTAACCGCCTCGCGTGCTATCCGACTGTTACCCATATCAGTAACTTTGAAACCGTCCAACGCACTGCCGATTTAATTGACGAAAGTATTCGTCGCGTTGAGCTGCAATATATGGATTTGCCGATTGATGAAGCGCTGTTAGACAGTCTTGTTGGGACAGTGGAAACCTATTTGAGCACCTTAAAATCCATTGTGGGTTATAGTGTCAGTCTTGATCCTGATGCCAATCTCGTTGATGCCTTTAGTCAAGGACAGGTGCCATTGCAATATGACTTTACACCGAAAATCCCAGCAGAGCGCATTACTAATAACTCTATCGTAACGCGTAAATATCTCGTTAACTTAGTTTCAGGAGGTCAATAATGAGTGCGGTAATTAATCAAGTCGATAACGCTAACGTCTATATCAACGGCAATAGCTTAATTGGCAAAGCGAAAACGATTAAACTGCCTGAATTTGAAGTGGAATTTATCGAACACGACAATTTAGGGTTAGTGGGAGTGATTAAATTGCCGAGCAAGGTGAATGCGTTGGAGGGCGAGGTAACGTGGGACGGTTTTTATCCAGAAGTAGCAGCCATTTCCAGCAATCCGTTTAAAACGGCACAATTGATGGTGCGTGCAGATGTAAGAGTCTTTAATGCTGCGGGCATGGCGGAAGAAGTGCCGTTGGTGCTGACATTAAATGCGATGTTTAGCAAGGTCAATCTTGGTGAATACAAGAAAGAGCCAACCGAATATCCAATGACGTTTCAGGTGCATTCAGTGAAGCAAGTGATCAACGGCAAAGAAGTACTGTTCTATGACGCCTTCAGTAACCAATATCGTGTTGCAGGACAAGATATTTTACAAAAATACCGTGCCAATATTGGTCAATAAAAATCTTTAAAGCGCTTTAAAATCAAATTTAAACCTGTTTAAGTAAACTCCTTAGTAGAAATTAACCAAACCTACTAAGGAGTTTTTTATGTCAGCAGAAATTGTGAAATTGGATTACCCCATCCGTGACGGCGAGGGTAAAGAAATTACCGAATTACATATTCGCCGCGCCAAAGCAAAAGATATTCGTAAATTGCGCAGCACAACGGAGGTGGAGCAAAGTATTGAATTGCTTGCCGCCCTTACGGGATTAGTCCCTGAAGATATTGATGAGCTTGATGTGGCTGATTTTACTAAAGCCTCGGTAGTTATTGAAAAAATGCTAAAGGGAAAGTCGGCATTAGCCAAATAGATGAGGTATTAGCGGATTTAGCGTGGTGGTTCGGTTGGCAACCTAGTGAGCTGGAAGAGATGACGTTAGACGATGTTGCTATATGGTATCAGCAAGCAAAGCGTCAGATCAAAGCAAATTATACGAAAGCCGCTATTTAGCGGCTTTACGGTTAAACACAGTGCCAATAAGCCAAAGTAAAAACAAGATAGCCGAAATAACCCCAATTACGGTGGTTGTGATTGGATAGGTGGTGTAAATCATACAACCTAAAATGCTAACAATAAAAAAGGCAGACAGTGCGATTACTGTAATGATCGCAGTTGAAACCATTTCAAAAATAATTTTCATCACTACCTCCTCATAAACCTAATAAAGGGACTATAACTTATGGGATCGAATTTAGCAATATCTTTAATCATTGGTGCGTCTGTTACTGGTGCAGTAAGGGGGATTAAATCACTCTCTAATAGCCTTAAACTCTTTCGCGACAACACACTATCTACCAAAAATAAGCTAACAGCGTTGGCAACACAGGCAGGGATTAGTCTAGGTAGCGCTGCTTCTACCTTATCTGCATTAAGTTCGACAGTGCTTGCTGCCTCAAAGCCAGCGATTGCCTTTGAAAGTGCAATGGCAGATGTTAAGAAAGTCGTTGATTTTAAAACGCCTGAAGGATTTAAAAACCTCTCAAAAGATATCTTAGAACTTACCCGCACGTTACCAATGACATCCGAAGAGCTTGCCGCCATTACCGCCTCTGGTGGGCAGCTTGGTGTAGCTGAAGAGGATTTAAAAGAATTTACCACGACGATTGCTAAGATGTCGGTTGCCTTTGATATGTCCGCTGAAGACAGTGGCGATGCAATGGCAAAACTGGCGAACGTGTATAAAATTCCGATTAAGGAAATTGGAAAATTAGGTGATGCTATCAACGAATTGTCAAACTCCAGTCCAGCTAAAGCCAGCGATATTGTTAGCACGCTTGGACGGATAGGTGGGGTAGCTAAACAATTTGGTTTAACTGAAAATGCGGCAGCGGCGTTAGCGAATAGCTTTATTTCTTTAGGGAAAGCACCGGAAGTCGCTGGTACCGCAATCAATGGCATGTTGACAAAATTGATGACCGCCGACAAGGGCGGTAAGAAGTTTCAGGCAGCGTTAGCTAGTGTGGGCGTTAGCGCAAAGCAATTAAAAGCAGATATTGCTAAAAATGGCGAGCAAGCCTTAGTCGGTTTTTTGAAAAAAATCCAGCATATGCCTAAAGAAAAGCAAATGGGCATTTTGGTTGATTTATTTGGGCTTGAATATGCTGACGATGTTGCTGTCTTAGCTGGTAATGTCAATGTGTTGGAAGCTAGCTTAAAAACCTTGCAGCAGACCGATGAAAAAGGCAAACCGAAATATCTTGGTTCAATGGAGCGTGAATTTGCTGCCCGCGCGGCGACTACCGAAAATAGTCTGAAACTGCTTAAAAATAGCTTTACCGAAATTGCTATCAACATTGGTAGCCAATTTTTGCCCATTATCAATAAGGTCATCAATAAAATCCGTCCGCTTATCTATAGCATTACCGATTGGATTGCACAGCATCAAGAATTGGTCGCCGTTATTGTACAAGGAAGCGTTGGGATTGGTGCAGGTGTTGCCGCTATCTTAGCGTTAAATGGCGCTTTTAGCGGGGTATTAGCCGTCTTTACTGCAGGCAAAGGCATTATCGCTGGCGTAAATTCGGGGGTTATGCTGTTAACTAAACTTGTGCGCTTTAATTTGCCGCTGTTGTTGCAGCTAGGCTCGATTTTTGGCGGAAAATTGCTTGTGGGGATAAAGGCAGCAACGCAAGCCGTTTTGTTTTTGGGTAGCAGTTTACTGCGACTTGGCGGCTTAGTACTCTCGTTTGTGGGGCGCAGCTTTATCGCGCTCGCTGGATTTATTGGCAAGACGGTGCTTGTCGCAACTAAATTAGCACAAGTGTTAATGGGTGCATTGTTTAAAGGCATAATGCTCGCCGGCAAAGCACTGCTCTTTTTAGGGCGTGCAATGCTCACTAACCCGATTGGGCTTGCCATTACTGGTATCGCGCTTGCTGCCTACCTAATTTACCGCTACTGGGCACCAATCAAAGCCTTTTTCGGACAACTGTGGGATTGGGTAAAACTTAAATTTAATGCAGCGTGGACGTGGATTAGCGGCATTTGGTCGCAAGCGGCGGCGTGGTTTAGCGGGATTTGGGATAACATCAACGCCTTTTTCCATTCCGGCATCGGCAATATCACTGCGACCATTCTTAACTGGTCGCCGTTAGAGTTATTTTACAAAGTATTCGCCGGCGTGTTGTCGTGGTTTGGCATTGATTTGCCTAATAATTTTACCGAGTTTGGTAAAAACATCATTAACGGATTGGTAAACGGGATTAATCAGGCTTGGGAGAGTGCCAAGCAGACGGTCAGCGAACTCGGCGACAGTGTCAAAAATTGGTTTACGGAAAAACTCGACATTCACTCGCCAAGTCGGGTATTTATGGGCTATGGTGAAAACACAGTGGATGGCTTGGTTATCGGGGTCGCAAAATCAGCGATGAAAGCTGCCAATGCGGTGAGCGGTATGGGTGAGAAAATGCAGCAAGCTATGCCAAAAGCGTTGTCTGTGCCTGCTATTGAAACTGCATTGGCACTCACAAATAAACTGCCACAAGTGACATCAGTAAAAACAGCACAATCCACTTTATCTGCAAAAGCAAAAACCACTGTTCGCAAGCATACTGTTAATCGTGCTGCTGCCGATGCAGCGACTGCGGCATTAACAGCAAGTTATTTACCATCATCGTTACGTCAATCAGTGCAGCAAAAATCAAAGCCAAAACCTTTACAAGAGGCATTACAACAGCGAAATGCTGCTGTTCGTGAGCAAACCAAAGATAATGCGATTACAGTCACCTTTAACCCAACCATTAATGTTAATAGTGCGTCTGGGCAAGGCGTAATTGAACAAGTACAGCAAGGCTTACAGATGAGCTTACGAGAATTTGAGCAGTTAATTAATCGTGTGGTAGATCAAAAAATGCGGAGGGCTTACTAATGAGTTATGCGTTATTAGGGCATATCGCCTTTGATTTGTTAAATGCACCGACAGCGTTGGATGAAAAACACAGTGCGACCTATGCCCAACACGATGTGCTAAGCGGTCGTCCACGTTTGCAAGCTATCGGTAATGAACTGACTGAACTTACATTAAATCTTAATCTGCACTATATGCTTGGCTCGGTCGATGGGCGTTATCAAGAGTTGATTTTAGCCAAAGAAAATCAACAGGCGTTGGCTTTGGTACTAGGTTTCAGCAAGTTTAAAGGCTACTTTGTTATTACTGATATTCAAAGCCAAGCACTTTATACGGACGGTCTGGGCAATACGTTAGCACGTGATATTTCATTGACACTGAGAGAATTGGTGGGAGATCAAGGTCAAGACGTACTCGGATTAGCGTTGCAGTTAGGGAGTAGTTCGCCGCTGGGGGCATTGTTGCCTGCTGGTGCGGTGAAAGCGATTAATCAAACTAAGGCGTTAATCACTAAAGGCGTGCAGCTCTATCAACAGACAAAACGTGTAATTAATGATGTGCGTAATACCGTGACATTAATTAAGACATTAGCGCATGATCCTCTGTCTGCTTTAACACAATTACCCTTCGCTTTAGATAGTGTGGGTAAAGCAATAGGGCCACTTGGTGAAATGCTAGGATTATCCAATAGTTTTAATGCGTTAACTCAAGGGATTACGGGAACGCAATGTTTTCTCCGTGACATCGCTGAAATTGCGGAGAATTTAAACGTCTTTGAAAGTGCGTTTAAACAAGGTTTAAACGACAGTAAACTAAGTGAATGGTTCGATGTTGGTGTGAAAGCGTTAGACAGCTGTGATACAGTGCTTGAACGCCTTAGCGAACCTGTAACGCAAATGACGGCGTGGATTGTGTTACGCGAAGATAGTAACGGCGAGGTGCGTGATGAATAAAGTGATTCAGCACACGATTAGCGAAGGCGAACGTTGGGATTTACTTGCCTATCGCTATTACGGCGACATAGGTGAAATCAACCGTTTAATGAACGCTAACCCACACCTCTCATTTTGCGAAGTCTTGCCACGTGGCGAAACCTTATATGTGCCGATTATTCAGGTGAAAACCGATTCGCAAGCGGATTTGCCGCCGTGGATGCAGGAGGCAGAATGAATTTAACCGTCAGTCAACCCGACTTTCAACTCTTCTACGGCAAAAGTAACATCACGACTGATGTTAAGCCCTATTTAAAAGAACTCAGTTACACCGATTATCTCGCCGATCAATCGGACGAATTGCAGGTGACCTTTGAGGATATTGAGGGCAAATGGATCCGTAACTGGTTCCCGACACAAGGCGATAAGTTGCGGCTGCTATTGGGGTATGTTGGTACACCGTTGGTCAATCTTGGCGCGTTTGAGATTGATGAGATTGAGTGGTCATATGAACGTCAAAGTGGCACAGTAGTGACGTTGCGAGCGTTAAGTACGGGTATCAGCAAAGCCAATCGCACCTTAAAGCCGAAAGCGTATGAAAACACCACGTTAGCAGCGATTGTGCGTGAGGTGGCAAGACGCTTAAAACTCAACGTTAGCGGCACAGTCGCTCATATTCCGATTAAGCGTATCACGCAATATCAAGAGCGAGATGTTGAGTTTTTGACGCGCCTTGCTCACGAATATAACCATAGCTTTAAAATTGTCGGGAAAACATTGGTCTTTACCACAATGCAAAGCCTCGAACAACGTGCAGCCGTGGCAACGCTAGATTTAACGCAAACACTCTCTATCCGCTTGCATGATCGCATAAAAGACGCAGTAAAAAAGGTCGAAATTGCCGGTTTTAATACCGATGAGAAAAAAGCAATAAAAGCCGAACGGCAGACTAAAAGCAAACGTCCGAACAAAAAACAAGCGAAAGCTAGCAATGAAGATACATTAAAAGTGGTAACACGAGGCGAGAGTCAAGAACAGATAAATGCACGAGCAGAAGCCGCATTGCATCAGCAAAATGATGATCAACAAGCTGGCGATATTACTGTTATCGGTAATCCGAAGCTGGTCGCGGGTAATACCATTATGTTGACACAGGTGGGAATGTTTAGCGGTAAGTATTTGATTAAATCCGCACATCATAGCTTTACCCGTTCAAACGGCTATACCACTAGTCTTGAAATCCGAATGTTAGAATTTATTGAGGAGATAGCAAATGACACAAGCACCAACCCATAATTTTGCAGCGACTTATCAAGAAGGCATTGTCTCGCAAGTGGATGCTAAACGACATAAAATCAAAGCAACGATCCCAGCACTGGAAGATTTTGAAACGGCGTGGTTGTCGTTTTTAACACCGAATGCCGGCGGTAATCAGTTTTATTGTTTGCCTGATGTGGGTGAATTGGTCGCTATTTTGCTTGACGCTCGTGGTGAAGGTGGCTGTGTGCTTGGCACGATTTACAACAATCAAGACCTAGCTCCAGCTTCAAGTAACGACATTTGGATGAAAAAATTTAGTAATGGCACAACAATCGAGCATAACCGCAAAACTGGTGATATTGCCATTCACGCCGCAGGCAAAATCATCGTTAATGACAGTCTTGTTGATGTGTATGATGGCACAGTAACGGTTAAAAATGGTGATGTGATTGCCGATGGTGTTAGCCTTAAAAACCACGTCCACGTCAATGTTGCTAGTGGGCCGTCTAAGACCGGCAAGCCAGCATAAATCTTTAAAGCCCTTTAAAATCAATTTTTCTCTCCGCCCTGTATTCTCAGGGCTATGAAGACACAAATTACCCATATCCATTGGCAACTCTCGCCGGAACTTGGTGATAACATCGCCATTACCGGCGAAAACGATATCCACCAATGTATCAGCAATATTTTGGCTACCCGAAAGGGCAGCGACATTTTGCGCCCCGAGTTTGGTAGCAATCATTTTGACTACATCGACCAGCCGTTTGATGTGGCGGTGCCAAATATCGTGCGTGAAATTTGGACGGCGTTAGAACGCTGGGAAACACGGATTGTGGTGCAAAGCGTCAATGTTACTGGCGAAGCACCGCACTTTTACTTTGATATTCGCTGGTGCTTACGTGATGACGTGGAGCGACAAATTTATCAAACTGAGGTGAACTATGGTTAGTCAAGCCAGAGAAGACGTCAAAATTATTGCAGATGACGTAAAAGTCATCTTAGCGGAAGCGATTGCTGACTATGAACAACGCACTGGCAAAACCTTACAGCCAGCACATATCGAACGCTCGATTATTCAAACTTATGCTTACCGTGAATTTTTAATCCGAAAAGGGATTAATGAGGCGTTTTTACAGACATTTCCGCAGTACGCCGTCGGCTTGGCGCTTGACTTATGTGGTGAGCCGTTCGGCTGCTATCGGCTGCGTGATAAAGCTGCACGTTGCGTGTTGCGGTTTAGTGTGAGTGGCGAGCATCAATCGATTTTAATCCCGAAGGGCACTGTTGTGGCGGTTACTGACCAGCTTAGTTTTGTCACGATTGCTGACGATGTCATTACACCGTTAATTAGCTACGTTGAAATTGAAGCAGAAGCGACGGTTACAGGCACAGTGGGTAACGGCTGGGAAATCGGGCGTGTTAAAACCTTAAAAAGCAAACTTGCCACCGATAAAGAGATTGCCGTTACTAATATTGATGTCACTTCGGGCGGCATCGAAGAAGAAGATGATGACGCGTATCGCGTGCGCATTCTTGCCGCGCCGGAAGCGTTTAATACTTGCGGGTCGGTTGCCGCTTATGACTATTACACTCGCTCAGTCTCACAAGCAATTGTTGATGTTGCGGTCGTCACTCCCGCAGGCGGCAAAGTGGATATTTATCCTCTTACTGTCACGGGTGTGCCGGATGAGCGGCTAAAAACAGATATTAAAAATTATTTATCTGCTGAAACACGTCGCCCGCTTTGCGATGTTGTGACAGTGAAATCACCTGTTGTGCGTAATTATCAAATCATTGCCGAACTGACCTTGTTGCAAGGCTATCGTGAAGATATCGTCAAAACGCAAGCGAGAGATGCGCTGCTGAATTACCTCTCTACCCGCACCCGCAAACTTGGAATGGACGTCGTACCGAGTGCGTTAATGCAAGTGTTGCGCGTAGAGGGTGTGTATGACGTCGTGATTAATCAGCCAGCAAAAATGATAGTGAGCGCGACTGAGTGGGCGAACTGTACGGCAGTCACGATTAATGTAAATGGGGTGCGTCAGGATGGCTAATTTACAGTACCCGGTCATTATTGCCGCAAGTGATAAGTTTGTCGCGTTATGCGAGCTCGGCAAGCGCCTTAATCTTACGCAAAAACGTCAAATTATGACAACATTAGTTGAGTTATTACCTGATGATGTGATGCCACTACTTGCTGAAAAATGGAGCATGACCAGCTATGACGGAATGTTTGTCGCTGATACAGCGCAATCTAAATCAGCATTAATCAGCAATGCCGTACAATTACATCGCCATAAAGGTACGCCTTACAGTATTCGTGAAGTGCTGCGTAAACTCGGCTACGGTGAAGTTGAGATTGACGAAGGTTTAGTGTTGCGAGATTACCGCTCCAATCAATTTGTTGCCGCCATTCCGCCAAACGAAAAATGGGCGTATTACGGCATCAAACTTTCAAGACCTATTACTAATGCTCAAGCGGAAGAAGTTAAAAAAGTGTTGCGTAGTTACGCTCCGGCGCGCTGTGTGCTGGGTATTTTGGACTATAAATCCACACCACTGCTGTATAACCACCAAGCAACCTATAACGGTGCTTATAATCACGGCTCAGTCTAACAAGGGAGGAAAAAATGGCTGGTTTAAAAGAACAAAACAAATGGGAAAATGAGATTTATCGCATTGAAGAAAACGACCCCGTGGTCGGTGGCGAGGACGGTATCTCAAATAAACCGCAAAAGCAGTTAGCCAACCGCACGCAGTGGCTAAAAGCTAAGTTTGAGGAGCTGCTAGGCAAAGGCACGCCGAAGAAAATTAGCGGCGATACAACCAATACAGCGGAGGCGGATGGCCATACGCACGAAATCGAAAAAGCATCAACATCGAGATACGGCATTACACAACTGACAGACAGTATTAATTTTGCCTCAAGTCTATTTGCTGCCTCCGCTAAGGCGGTTAAGACTGCTTATGACAAAGCTGTCGCGGCGTATAACTTAGCGGCCGGTAAAGCTAACGCAACCACCAACATAGCAGCTGGAAATGGTTTAACTGGCGGCGGTCAGCTTAATGCGAATAGAACTATTGCAATGGGAACGCC